TTGCAAGGACGAGAACGGAAAAGAGTTTAAATTTATTTGCAACGAAGCACAAAGCGAACTTACTCAAGAAACTCACCCGCTTAATATTATTCTTAAAGCTCGTCAATTAGGGATCACAACATTTTACTGCATTAACTTCTTAGATGATTGCCTGTTTAACTCTAACATAACAGCAGTCTTAATTGGTGATGACTTAGAAGATGCAAAGAAATTGCTTAGAGATAAAGCAAGATATGCTTACGACAGATTGCCAGCTGAGCTAAGAGAACACCGCAAGCTTATAACTGATTCAACTGAGATTATGCGGTTCAGTAACGGATCAAGCTATTCAGTAACTACAAGTGCAAGGTCTGGTACAGTACAACGCTTACATATTACAGAGTTCGGCAAGATATGTCGCAAGAGTCCTGACAAGGCTGAAGAGATAATGTCTGGCTCACTAAACACAGTACACCAAGGGCAGCAGATTGTAATTGAAAGCACGGCACAAGGGGCAAGCGGACACTTCTTTAATCTTTGCAGTGTTGCTGAAAGAAAGATGAGGATGCGAGATGAATTGACCCCACTTGATTGGAAGTTCCATTTCTTCGGATGGTCGAAGGATAGAAAGTATCAAATGAATGCTGATTACAGATTGAACGACAAACAAAACGATTATTTCTTAGAACTTGAAGATGAGGGAATTGAATTAACCCAACAACAGAAGATTTGGTATTGTAAGAAAGAAGAGACTCAAGGCGACTTGATGAAACAAGAGTTTCCAAGTAATTCAAAAGAAGCGTTTCAAAAGGCTATTGTCGGCGCTTACTGGAGCAAAGAGCTAATCAAAGCAGAACAAGGTGGAAGAATTGGAAGAGTTGGAATAGATCAAATGTTGCCAGTTAATACCGCATGGGATTTGGGAATTAATGACACGACTTGCATCTGGTTCTTTCAAAAGAAAGGCTATGACTTCATGATTGTTGATTATTATGAGATGAGTGAGGAGCCTTTGCCGTTCTATTTCAAGATATTAAAAGAAAAGGGTTACAACTACGGCAAGCACTTTGCGCCGCATGACATTGCTAAACGGTCTTACTATGACGGCAAGGATGGAATAGAGATTGCTTCCAACTTTGGCTTTAGATTCGAGAAGATAACACGCGCACAAAACAAAATGGATTCAATTAATGAAGCAAGAGCAGTATTAAGTCGCTGCTGGTTCGATCAAAAGAGATGCGAGACTGGAATTGCAAGACTTAGAGAATATCGCAAGAAGTTTAATGATAAGCTTGGCTGCTTTATGGATCAGCCTTTGCATGACATTAATTCGAATGGTGCTGATGCTTTCCAAACTTTTGCAGCTTCAATTCATCGACTAGAGACTTACGCACAAGAGCAAAAAGGCTTTGTTGATGACTGGGCTTATGAAGAGTACCTGAATGCAAGCAACAGAAATTCAATAACGGGGTATTAAATAACGCTTGACATTTATTTTATTATGAATTTATCTAAACAAACCTTGAGTAAATGTATCGTAAAAATAAAACGCAAATAACCTTGCTTACTCAAGACGCTGCTCAATATTTAGATTTTAACACTATCCTAAGCACAGATAATATTGCTGAAATATTATCCGAAGAGATGCGTACCTCTGTTGCGTCTAAAGTTACTACTCGATACAATACTGATTTACAATCAAGAAGCGAGAAGCAAAAACAGCTTCAAGAAATAATCAAATATGTTCTTTCTCAATCAGAAAAGCGTTCTTTCCCTTTTGAAGGTGCTTCAAGTGTTATCTTCCCGTTAATCTCTACCGCCTGCGTTGAATTTGCTGCTAAATGTTATCCTGAAATTTTTAAGGACGGAAACATTGTTAAAGCTAAAGTTATTGGCAATGATGATGGCGAAGTGATGAAAGATATTGAAGGCAATGAGATGCGTAATGAAGATGGCTCCATTGCAACACTTGATGAAACAGGTTTACCAGCAATTCAGAATGTAGGTGCTAAACTTAAGCGTGGACAAAGAGTTGCAACTCTTATGAATTATCAGTTAAATGAAGAGATTGAAGGCTTTGAGCAAGATATGGATGCTTTGTTTAACGCTCTTGGTGCTTTAGGCACAATGTTTAAGAAAGATTATTATGATTCTAACGGATACAAAATCTGTTCTGACCTAATTTATCCTGACAAACTTGTTATTAATGATTTTGCGCCTTCTTTCAAAGCTCCAGTAACTCATATTATTGAGAAATATCCGCAAGATGTGGTTAGTTCTATTCGTTCTGGTGATTACATTGACTTTGATTTTGATCCTGATGCTCAAGATTCCTCAACTACTGACAACACTTTAGATAAAAATGATTCAAAAAAAACAAGCGATGAATCACAAGCTGGTTTAATTATCTTCTTAGAACAACATACTTGGATTGATTTAGATAACGATGGATATGCAGAACCTTATATTGCCGTAGTGCATAAAGCCTCTGGAAAGCTTGTTAAGTTAGTTAAAAGATTTCATGAAAAAGATGTTAAGAAAAACAAAAAAGGTGAGATTCAATGCATTGAAGCAATAAATTTCTTTGTAAGATACATCTTCATTCCTTCTCCAGATGGTTCTTTCTATGGTATTGGCTTAGGTCACTTGCTATTTAACATTAATTCATCAATCAATAGCTCAATCAATCAATTAACTGATGCTGGAACGCTTCAAAACACAGGCGGTGGCTTTATATCTAAGTCTCTTAATATGTCTGGTGGAATGAAGCCTTTTAGACCAGCAGAATGGAAGATGGTTGAAAGCTTTGGTGGTAATATTAGAGATGCAATTGTTCCTTTACCTGTACCAGTGCCTTCACAAACTCTTTTTGTTTTGATGCAGTTCTTGGTTAATGCAGGAAAAGAACTTGGAAGTTTAAGAGATGTTTTAACTGGTGAAAATGCAGGAAATATTGCAGCTACAACCTATATGGGAATGGCTGAACAAGGACAGAAGCAATTTAAATCTGTATTTATGAGAACTTATAATTCTCTAAAACAAGAAATTAAGATTTTCTACGAGCTAAATTCTGAATATTTAACTCAAAAGAAATACGCTGAAATTTTAGATATTAAGTTGTTTGAAAGTCCAAGCGTTAAAGAAGATTTTAGTTTGAAAGGCTATGACATTGTACCAGTTGCAAATCCTGAAAATGTAATTTCGATGCAGAAGTTTGCCAAGGCGCAATTCTTAATGGGCTTTATTGGTTCTCCTATGGTCGATCAATTCTTATTGCATAGAACAGTATTTGAAACCGCTGGAATTGAAAACTTTGATAAATTTATTATTCCTCCACAACCGCAACCTGATCCAGTTATGGAAGTTGCAATGGCTCAAGAAGAAACTAAACGCCTTAAAATACAAGGCGATATGCAGAACGAAGCTAATAGATTCCAATTAGATCAAATTAAACTTCAAAAAGAATCAGCTAAATTAGATTCTGAGGTATTAGTAAACTATGCTCAAGCTGGAAAGTTAGTTAAAGATACTGAAATGGCAGAAACTAAAGAGAAGCTAGATGTTTTGGATAATATGATTGATGCAGAATCAAGACAAAACGAAATGGAAGACCGTAAAGAAGATAGAAGATTTAAAGCGGCAGTAGAACTAGCAAAGCTAGAGAATCAGCAAGTTAAAATTCCTACAACAATACAAGAAAACAAAAATGAGGAATGAAACCGCTGCTGATATTTAATATTAATAAATTTTGAGTAAAAACATGAGTCAAATTGAAATGAAAGAGTTAAAGGATTGGTTAAACGATCCAACAGCGTTAAAATTTAAGAAAATTTTATTAAATTGTCGCACTAAATTGCTAAATGATATGTCTCACAATTATTTGGGGCAGGGCGAAATCTTTAATAAAGATTTAATCCTGAGTTCTATGGGTCGTTGCAAAGCATTGGAGCAAATATCTTGTTACTTTGGCTTAAAAGACGAAGCAAGTTTAGAGAATTTAATTGAGCTTTTTTTGGGAGGTAAGAATGAGTAATATTAATACTTCTGGTTTTGAAGTCCCTGAATTTAGGATTCTTATTCTTCCTGATGTTGTAGAAGAAAAGACTGCTGGAGGGATTATTATTCCCCAATCAGTTATAGACGATATGGAAGGGTCTAAAACTCTTGCTACTATTGTTGACATTGGTGAGAAAGCTTTTGACCAAGGAACTGATAGAGAATGGAAAAAGAAACCTATGGTAGGTGATAAGATTCTTATTCCTAGTTACGAAGGTTATAGATTAGAAGGAGATCAAACAAAAGATGGCAGGAAATATAGAATTATTCTTGATCGTCATATTTTAGCAATTAAAAAAAATGAGGAAATATGCTAGTAATTGATAATACAGTAGAATTTGAAGAGCCTAAGTTAGAAAAAGAGATTCCTGCAAATCCTATGTTTGAGGACATGGAGGAGGAAGAAACTAACGAGAATGAGAACTCTGATCTTGAGTTTGAGGTAAAATTTAGGTCTGATAAAGAAAAAGACTATTATTCAACCTTGACTGAAGAAGAAAAAGAAGCTTGGTCTGGTGGTTGGCGAGGTAAAATGTTTAGAGGTCTTAATAAAGACGGAACTGCAAAGCCATATAAAACCGCTTCAGAGTTTTTGAACTTTCAAAAGGAGCATACTCCTGTTTTGAATGAAAGAAACAGAAAGCTAACCGCTGAAAAAACTGCTCTTGAAAAACAAATGAGCGATCTTCAAAAGCAAATGAATGTTATGCTTAATGTTCAAAAGATTGCTTATGAGGAAAAAACACAAAGCCGAGTACAATCTTTAGACGAAGCTGAAGAATCCGCTATTTTAGAGGGAGATGTTGCTAAAGTAAGGGATATTCAGAAAAAGCGTGCAGAGCTTGAGAAAAATAAAGTTTTTTTTGAAGAGCCAGAAGTTGAACAGCCAAGAAATCAAATTAGCCGCAATGAAAAAGTGCTTTTTGATAATTGGACTGCTGACAACACTTGGTTTCATCAAGATAAAATAATGCAAGCAACAGCAACAGCGTATTTTGGCACTCTATCTGAAAGAATATCTCTTGAAGAAAGATTGGAAATGGTTTCTGACGAAATCCAATCAAGATTCGGTGATAAATTAGGTGTTACTAAAGCTCCAAAAGTTGAATCAGGCGCAAGAGGTATGAGTTCAAGAAAACAATATTCTTATGGAGATTTACCAAAAGCAACAAGAGAAAGTTGCGAACAACTTGCTAAAAAGTTTAATTTCAATGAAACACAAATTAAACAAATGAAAGATAACGCTGTTAAAACTTATTTTAATTAAATTGAGAAAATTATATGACTAAAGAGAGAATTGTAGAATCAAATAGAAGCAACGCTAAAGACCATGCTTTAGAAAGATTAACTAAGACTGACACTAGAGATGTTAGACCATTAGATCGTGATATAGAGGTAGTAAAACTTCCTGATGGAAAAGAATTTGTAAGAACCGCCAGAACTTCTATAAGAAGACATGGACGCTTTGACCTGCCTAAAAAAACAGGTTTTTTAAGAAGATGGGTCTCTGCAAACCTTCCTAATGAGTTACAAAATGTAATTGATTTAGGATACAAACCCGCAACCAATGAAAACGGCACAGAGTATGCTCCAGTAAGAGGTGGCACGAATAAATTAGGTGAAACTTTTTCATTGTACCCAATGGAAATTTCTGAGGAAATGTATAAGAAAATTGAGAGAGATAATAAAGCCAAAATTCAAAATAAGAATAAAAACAGTTTAGAAAATATGTCTAATGATTTTGGTGATGGACTTACAACTTATGTGGGCAAAGATTTGTTAAAAACAATTAAACAATAAAAAATTTATGGCTAACGCTAATACTCCTGCTGGCTTAACGCCGCTAAAAAACTCTCCTTTCGTGGAGATTCCTAAAAACTACTACTATATCCCTTCAACCTATGCAACTGCATTGTTTATTGGCGATCCTGTAATAAAAACTGGCACTTCTAACACCGCTAATGTTCTTAGTGATGGTAGAAAATTTGCCGCTGGTTCTTTACCAGAAATTAACAAAGCAACTGCTGGCGATACTAATAAAATCACAGGCGTTATTGTTGGTTTCTTGGCTAATCCAAGCAATTTGACTTTAAATTACAACACAGTTTCGACTGAAAGAGTTGCTATTGTTGCTGATAGCCCGCTTCAAGAGTTCATGATTCAAGAAGAAACTGCTGGTACCGCTTTAGCTGCAACTTCTGTTGGTTTAAACGCCAATGTCGTATTTGCTGAATCTGGCTCAACTGCAACTGGTCTTTCTGGTGTAGAATTAGATACTTCAACCCCTGCAACTGACGCAACTTTTCAACTTAAAATATTACGCTTACTTGATGCTCCTGAAAATGCTATTGGTCAACATGCTAAATGGCGTGTTAAAATCAACAACCACACAGAAGCAAATATCGTTGCTGGTATATAATATTAATTTAAAATAAAATAAAACAATGTCTATTATTGTAACAGGTACTATCCCTACAGCCTTAAAGCCGGGAATTACTACTTATTGGGGTTCTTATAGCGAAGATGATTTATTAGCTGCAAAATTGGTTAAAATGCAAACAACCGATGAGCAGTTTGATAGAGATGTCTTGGTAAGTCCTTTTGGTCTATTCAACACTAAAAATGAAGGTGCTGGTGTTGATTATGATTCAATGACTCAAGGTTATGTGTCAACTTATAACCAAAGAACTCGCGCCTTAGGTTTCCAAGTTTCTTGGGAAGCTAAAAAGTTTAGTAAATACTTTGATGTAATTGCTAAAGGTAACGAATATTTAGCTAAATCACTTCGTGAAACTAAAGAAGTCGATGTTGCTAACTTGTTCAACAACGGTTTTGATAGTAACTACACTTTTGGAGATGGTAAGAAGTTCTTTGCTACTGATCATCCTTCTCGTGCAGGAAACTTCTCTAACACACTTTCAACTCCAGTTGACCTTTGTGAAGAAGCTTTGGAAGAGTTGTGTATCCAAATTGGTCTTGCTACCAACGACAGAGGAATTCAAGCTAAATTGAAACCTGTGTTGCTACAAGTGCCAGAAGCTTTGAAATTCGAAGCTGTTCGTATTTTGGAATCTCAACTTCGTGTTAATACCGCTAATAACGATGTTAACGCTATAAAAAACATGGGATTGTTTGCACAAGGAATTGTTGTGAATACTCACTTGACTTCTGATTCAGCTTACTTCATCAAAACTGATGCTCCAGAAGGTGCTAAAATGATCACCGCTGTTCAAGGTGAATTTAGCAACGATGGTGCTTTCGAGTCTGGTGACGAGAAATACAAAATGATGACTTCTTATGCAGTTGGACTTACTGACCCTCGTGGTTACTATGCTTCTGAAGGAATCTAATTTTTACTAACTATTGTCCTATTGGGTAAAAGGGGGTGCAATTCCCCCTACAATTAAATTCATATATATATGCCAACTACAAATTTTACAAAGGGCGTTACTAACATTACCGCTCAAAACATTTTGGGACAAATGATCCAATTAGATCCAACCCAAATGCATACTTTTTTTAATGATTTTGACGAATATCACGCAGGCAATTGGACGGTTACTGAAACACAAGCTGGAGCAACTCAAGCTCTAACTAATGTTGATGGCGGCGTTCTTTTACTTACTAACTCAGCGGCAGATGATGATCTAATTGCTTTGCAAAAAGTTGGCGAATCATTTAAATTTGAAGCGGGTAAAAAATTATTCTTTAAAGCTAGACTTGCCGTTTCTGATGCAACTCAATCTGATTTTGTAGTTGGTCTTCAAATCACTGATACAACTCCTTTAGCTGTGACTGATGGCGTTTACTTCAGAAAAGACGACGGTGATGCTAACTTAGATTTTGTTGTTATCAAAGATTCAACAGCATCAACTGCGTCTGCAATTGCCACTGTTGTTGCTGCAACCTATATCACTGTTGGTTTCTACTATAATGGCGTTGACGAAGTTGTTTATGCTGCTTCAACTAATAGCTTAAATCCAACTGTTTTAGGCAAATTAGCAACTACTAATCTTCCCAATGACGAGGAATTAACTGTTTCCTTTGCTATTCAAAATGGCGAAGCAGTTTCTAAGACTATGTCTGTTGATTACATCTTTGTAGCTAAAGAAAGATAAATATTAGGAGCAATTATGCGTAGAATAGAAATAAACATGGATTTAGACAATGTTGATGATGATGGAGTTTTTCAGAATCAAACATTAGGCGGCGCTGGCAACTTTACTCTTAACGGAGCTGGGGTTACTAGTGGCGAGTGGGTCACGCCAGATCTATTTGCTAAACAAATTGGTTTTGCTTCGACTGGCAATATTTCAGCGGTGACTTTTACTGTTTCTGGCTATTTAGACAAAAACAAAACAATCGCCATTTCTGAAGAATTAGCTGGTCCTAACAACAACACGGTAGAAACAACGAATTATTTTTATTCAATTCAAAGTATTTCTGCTGGCGCGGCTGTTGGAACTAACACTAAAGCTGGACCAGTCGACGAAGTTGTTTCTCAAATTATTTCAATTAAAAGGACTAATTCTGACAGAAGCGAGCGACAAGTTGGTTTAACTTTTATTGTAACTGGAGCTATCAATTATACTGTCCAACAAACTAGTGACGATGTTCAAAGTTTGACTGACAGAACTTTTAATTGGTTAGATAGCGATGATTCTGCTGTTGTTGGAGCTACAGCTTCAAAAAACAGTAATTACATTGCACTTCCACAAGCAATGAGAGTTAAAATTAACTCTTACTCTTCTGGAGCGGCTTTATTAATTCAAGTCAACTAATTTATGGATTACCGAGTAATATGCGACAGGACGGGATTTAAAAAATGGCGTTCAGAATGTCAATATGAATGGGACGGCAAATTAGTTTGGAAAAAGGTCTGGAGGAGAAGACAGCCCCAAGATACTGGGATTGTGTATCCTCCAGCCCAAAAGATTCCCGATTCAAGACCAGAAACAACAGATACTTTTATTAATGTTGCAATACCTGATTACGATTAAATATGAAGACAATTATAAAAGTTTTATTTAGCAAGTTGCGGGAAAAATTTTGCAATCATGTTTTTGTAACTTCTAACATTCCTTATGTATCAGAAGAAGGAAAAGAATATATACTTTGTGAATGTAAAAAATGTGATATTATTATTTATAAAGCTTAAGTAAAATATATGAAAAAATGTGGAACTAAAAAAAGTGAAACTAAAAAAGGCGGCAAGAAAAAATAATTCTTGCTACTTAAAAAAACATTATTAATAATTAAGCAATATTTGAGTAAATGATGATTGCTGACAAAAAACACTCAAATAGAAATGGTTGCACCATTAATAATATCAGGCGCAGGATTGATGGCTGGAGGAATGATTACCCAAGGTTATTTTGGGAATAAATCATCAAAAAAAGCAGCAAGGGCTCAAGCAAATGCAATGGATGCTTATTTAGCCCAAATGAATAGATCAAAAGAAGCTGCTATTGGGTATCAACGCCCATATGAAGAGGCTGGAAGAAGTGGTTTAAATTTATTACAACAATATCTTACTGGCGACCCCGCAGCAGTTCAATCTCGTTTAGAACAATCGCCAGGCTATCAATTCCGCCTAAATCAAGGTCAAAACTCAATTCAGAATTTATTAGCTTCAAAAGGCGGTCTAAAATCAGGCGCAGCAATGAAAGCTCTTGAAGAATATGCTCAAGGCACAGCCTCGCAAGAATTTGGCAATCAAGTTAATTATTTACAAAATTTTGCTAACATGGGTCAACAATCTGCAACAGCAATGGGTAATGCTGAAATGATGGCTGGTGCTAATATGGCTAATGCTTCTCAACAAGGCATATTAGGTCAAGGAATGGCTATGGCTAATAGAGATGCTCAGATGGGCGATATTATTGGTGGCGGAATGAGTCAAATTGGCGGTACTATGTTTGGAATAGGGATGCAAGGCATGGGTTCACAACCAAAATCACCTTCTGGCTTTACCTCAACAGGTGGCGGGCAATATAACCAAAGAGCATTTATGAACTCTGACATGGGAACAATGAATACTAATTTGCAATAAAAATGGAACTAATCCAACAACAAGTACCAGATTATATAGGTAATATTCTTAAAGGGTATCAGTTCGGTCAGCAAGCAAAAGCTAACCAGTTACAGTTTCTTGCTGCTCAACAAGAGATGGATATTAACAAAGCAAAATTTGCACAAGCACAAGCTGAAAATATTTTATCAGAAACAGCTTCAACAGGAGATCAGAACGCTCTTCAAAGGCTGGCTGGGTTAAACCCTGCTCGTGCTGAAGGAATAAGAAAACAACAAGATTATAATGATGTTCAAGGAGCAAGAATTTTAGATGCTTTTGATACTCTTCCGCAATACGCTCGCAATCAAAAAAGATGGGAGCAAATGCACGAAGAATATAAATCTGCTACTGGAAGAGAATTGCCTTTGCCAGCAAATTTTCCATCAGAAAGAAATGATCCAGCCATAGCAGAATTTAATGCTTTAAAAACTCGCCTAAAAGGCAGAGAACAAGATTTAAAAGAACAATATCAATCAGCGCAAATTAAAACTGAAGGCTTCCAACAAGGTAAAATCGGTGTTGATATTCAGAAAGGTAAACAAGATTTACAAAAAGGTGCTTTAGATATAATGAAATCTCGTGGCGAGTTATTGTCTGCCGAAGAAGAAAGAGCAGCTGCAAGAGAACAAGGATTGACTGTTGGCGCGTTTAAAAAACAACAAGAAAAAATGGGAGAATTAAGAGGGGAGAGAATTAATAATTTACCTAAAGTTGAAGCACAAGCTGAACAAGCTCTTAAATTAATTGATGATGTGGTTAGTCATAAAGGAAAGTCTGCTATGGTAGGCGTTAAAAATCCTTTCATGGGTTCTTTACCTTTTACAAAACAAGCTGCTGTGGCTGGTACTCCTGCTGCTGGATTTATGGCTAAATTTAATCAATTAAAAGGTAAACAATTTCTTGAGGCTTACGAAGGTCTTAAAGGCGGTGGTGCAATTTCGGAAATTGAAGGTAAAAAAGCAACTGACGCTATCTCTGCAATGGATGTTGCAACTAGCGAAGCAGAATTCGATCAAGCAGCAAAAGATTTGAAAGATGTTATTAGAGCTGGTTTAGAAAACCAAAAACGAGGAATAATAGTAAATCAATCTGCTGGTTCTCAAAATATGTCACAAATGCCAAGAATCGGTGAAACAATTGATGGGTTTACATTTTTAGGTGGCAATCCAGCCTCTCAACAAAATTGGAGGCAGCAATAATGAAGCCTTGGGAAAAATTTCAAACACAAGAACAAGCTCCAGCTCAAGGTAAACCTTGGGAAAGATTTGGTGCGACTGAACAGCCTAAAATGTCAATGGGTGAAGCAGCCTTTACAACCGCAACAAATCCCCTTGGTTTTGGTGACGAAATCAAAGCAGGTATTTCTGCTGGTGTTGCTAAACTATTTGGTGGTGCGGCTACTCAAGATATTGACATTGGCGATTTATACAGAGAAGCGAGAACTTCTGAAAGAGTTAAATTAGAAAAAGCTAGACAAGACAGACCACTTACTTCTTTTGCTGGACAAGTATTTTCCGATGTTGGAATCGCTGGAAAGGCACTAGGAGCTGCTGGATTAGCTGGTCAAGGATTTGGAACGGCTGTTAAAGGTGGTGCTGCTTTAGGTGCCACAAGTGCATTAGGCGAAACCGAAGACCTAACAAATATTCCACAAACTTTAAAAGATGTTGCAACTGGGACTGTTATTGGTGGCGTAACTGGCGGAGCTGTTCAACAAGCAATTCCTGCCGCTCAAAATGCCGTTGGTGCAATTTCGCAAGCCCCTAAAAAACTCTTGCAAAAAATAACTGGGATTGATCCAAAAGCAGTAAAGACATTTCAAGATTTAGGAATTGATCCAACTCTTGCCGATGTTTCTAAATCTGCTGGTTTACAAAACTTTATAAAAGATATTCCTGTTGCTGGAAAGCCAATTACAAAAGCTCTGCAAAAACAAGTGAATGATATTTCTGGGCAGATTCAAGGAGTTACTAAATCACAAGGCGGAACATATTCGCAAGCTGGTAAGGAAATTCTAAAAGGTGCTGAAGATATAGTTGAAAAATCGCGCTTAAGAAGTGAACAGCTTTATAAAAAAGTTGATGAATTTGTTCCAGCTCAGACTCCAGTTTCAATGGATAATACCTTCAAAGCTTTACAAGATAGAAAGGTTCAAATTACTGGTGCTGTTAGTGGCGGTAAAGTTGCTGGATACAACAAATTTATTACTGATATTCAAAATAACATTGCTCAAGGCAAGCAAGTTCCTTATGATAGTTTAACCGCTTTAAGAAGCGAAGTTGGAACTGCTTTGCAAGGGAAATTGGAGCCACAAGAAAGATCTGCCCTGAACAAAATCTATTCTGGTTTAACAGAAGATATTAAAACAAATATCCAGCGTTCTGATTTAGATAAAATTGGCAAACAAAGCGCATTGCAAGCTTGGGAAAAAGCTAATACTTCGCACAGATTAAGAACCAGATTTATTCAAGAAAATATTCAGCCCCTTTTAGATAAAGGAACTCCTGAAGAAGTTTATAGATACGCCACTTCTCAATCTAAAATTGGCGGAACAAAAATAGGTCAAATAATGCGCTCTTTAAATGAACCGCAAAAAGACTTTGTTAGATCAACTTTAGTTAAAGACATGGGTCTAGCTCAAAAAAGCGCACAATCTGCTGAAGCTGATGTATTTAATCCGCAAAAGTTCATGGCTGAATATTCTGTTCTTAAAAAGAACGGCACAGAAAAAGCAATCTTTACTCCTGAGCAAGTTACAGCTTACAACCGCTTAAATAAAGTTGTTGAGTTGACTAAGAACACTGAACAAGCTGGAAAAAAGAATATGCTTTTACCAACAGCTAGTCTTTTAAGTGTTGGTATCCCTACCGCTGGAGCTGGATTAATTCCTGCAATTGGTGGAGGAAGACTTACTGCCAACTTAATGACAAACCCTAAATTCATCAATTGGCTTGCTGTTACTGCTCAAACAACGCCTAAGGAATTACCAAAGCAATTAAATCGACTTTCTGCAATCACTGCCGCAAATCCTGAAATTAGAGAAGATGTTTTAGATTTCGTTGCAAATTTTGGAGCAAGTGATGCAGAAGCTTCTGATGTTAATTTAACAGAAGAGCAAATCCGTCAACAAATGCTTGAGTCAAACCAACAAGATATGCAGCAAGGCTTGCCTCCTA